GAGGCTTTCTTTCACCACCAAACGAATCAAAAAGGCATTGAGATGGCTCAAGACGGTACGAGAAGGCTCGAGTTGGTTCAAACAGGCTCAGATAGGCTCACACAGGTTTTGGAGCCCATCACAGAGAAGCTTTATGGCTCTGTAACTCCGAGAATCCACTCACGCTTGCATCCGGAGCTGCCTACGCGTGGACAAGAGCTCATCGACTTCAGCAATAGCATCGGATTCCCGTTGATGCCGTGGCAAGAATGGCTGGCGATTGAGGCGCATCGCGTCAAGCCGGATGGTCGATGGCTACATCCGCTCGTTCAATTGGTCGTTGCCCGACAGCAAGGTAAGACGACATTTATGAAGCAAAGAATCCTCATGGGCTTATTCGAGTGGGACAACAAGCTTCAGATTGGCACAGCTCATCGATTGACGACTTCTCTCGAGACTTTCCGCGATCTTGTGCAGACAATCGAAAGCAATGACGGGCTGGCGAAGCAAGTCAAGCGAATCCGGTGGGCTCATGGATCCGAAGAGATTGAATGTCTCAACGGAAATCGCTATATGGTCAAGGCTGGCGCGTCAGCTGCTCGCGGTATCTCAAAGCCATCCACGGTTCACATAGATGAGACTCGAGAACTCAAAGATGAGACGACATGGGCTTCGTTGCGATACACCATGATGGCTGCCGAGAATCCACAGCTTTGGTCGTACTCCAATGCCGGAGATCAACACAGCCTTGTGCTTAACCAAATCCGCGAGCGCGGAATCGGTGCAGCTGGCGGATCCACCGATGACATCGGATATTTCGAATGGTCTAGCGATTACGACAAGATTGACGATTCCCCAAAATTTTGGGCAGGAGCCGCGATGGCAAATCCGGCACTCGGTCACATTGTACACATCGACAATCTCCGAGCTGTAATGAATGATCCGGCGGATGTCGTCCGAACCGAAGTCTTGTGTCGATGGGTGCAGACAATTAGCTCTGCAATTCCAGCTGGCGAATGGGCTGAATGTGGAATGGACGAATTTGAGATTGATACCGAGAACACCGTATGGATGGGGCTGGACTGTTCACCGGATCGCCGAGACGCAGCTCTCGTCATAGGTCAGCGAATCAACGATGAGGAATTCTTCGTGAAGCTTCTTCGTACATGGCACAACCCAATTTCGCTCGATGACAAAGCCATCGCAAATGACATCGCGGATCACTTTGCAGAATATCCGGTCGAAGTGTTGGCGTATTCGCGCCGTACTTCTTCAGCCATCGCCGCTAGACTTCAGCCAGCCGGAATCCCAATCGCCGATATAGACGGGGCTCTTTACGGTCAATCTTGCGACGAGTTATTAGGAGCGATTTCATCGAAGAGATTACGACACGGACAACAGCCGGAATTGACGAAACAGATCCTTTCAGCTGCGAGACTTCCTTTCGGCGATGGCGGATGGACTATTGGACGCAGAGCTTCTCAATCGACTGTGTGTGCGACCGTGGCTTGTGCGCTCGTCACACATTACGCGACACGCCCACAGACGGATCTTGACATTATGATTGGATAAGAGTATCGGATCCGTAAAATTGTGGTATGGGTTTAAAAGATTTCTTTATTACAGCTCCAAAGCAAATTGCTGATACAGCTATTGATGCTTCTCTTGCGCCCGTAAATTCTCTTGATTCTCTTGGTGCTCCATTCTTTGGCGGAGATCAAACAGCTACTCGAAGCGTGGCGATGGGCGTACCAACAATCGCTCGCGCACGCGGAATAATTACATCCACGGTTGCAGCTTTGCCCATCGAGACAAAAGATAAACAAACAAACGAAACGCTTTATTCGCCACGCGTCATCCGTCAGCCGGATCCACGAATTACAGGCGCAGAATTTTGGAGTTGGATAGCCGAAGATTTACTTTTTCGTCCAGCGGCTTATTGTCAAGTAATGGCTAGATATGCTGACACCGGACGCATTCAAGCAATGCAAAGAATTGCACCGGAGCGCGTTGGAGTATTTACAAACTCAATTGGAACAGAAATTGAATCTTATACTGTAGATGGCATTCCATTCCCATTTGAAGATCTTGTTGTCTTTGGCAACGGACAAGAAGGTTTGCTTAATCGTGCAGGTCGCACAATCCGAGCAGCACACGCACTTGAAAGAGCAGCTTTAGATTTTGCAATCAATCCAATTCCACAAATTGTTTTGTCATCCAATGGCGTTCAACTTCCAAAAGATCGTGTTGCTTCACTTATCAATGCTTTCAAGAATAAAGCTTCAAAGGCTGTCACATTCTTAAATGCAGACATTAAGATGGACACAATTGGCTACGATCCAAAAAATCTTCAGCTTAATGAAGCTCGGCAATACCTATCTTTGGAATTATGCCGTGCAATGGGCATTCCGGCATGGTTCGTATCAGCGGATCCATCAAGTACGACTTATTCCAACGCTATTAATCAAAGGCGCGATCTCATCGACTTTTCAATCCGTCCGGTGCTGACAATCATCGAGGAAAGACTTTCACTTACGGATTTTACTCCGGCTTCTCAATATGTGCGTTATGACCTAGACGATTTCTTGCGTGGTAACGCTTTTGAGCGCGCTCAAGTGTATGAAATTCTTAATCGCATTGGCGCAATGTCAATCGAAGAAATTAGAAAAGAAGAGGACATGATCGGATGAAGCTAACAACACCCATGACAATCACAGCGGCAGATTCTGTCTCTCGCACAATTTCCGGACGCATTGTGGCATTTGAAGAGCCAGCAAATGCATCTACTGGCAAAGTCGTATTTGCAAAAGGATCCATTGAGCCAAAAAATGTATTTCTTAACCTTGAGCATGATCGTACTCGCAGAATTGGCAAGACGATGGAAATGTCTTTAGACGGTGCTGGCGCAATCAACGCAACATTCAAAATTGCTAACACAACAGCCGGAACCGATGCACTTGTCGAAGCTATGGACGGACTTCGCGATGGCTTTTCCATTGAATTGGCTGTGGAAGATTATGTGCAAGAAAAGGACGGCACAATGCGCGTTCTTGCCGGTGAATTGACCGGCGTTGCACTTGTATCTGAGCCAGCTGTCAGATCAGCTCGCGTCGCCGAAGTAGCAGCTACCGAAGAAGAACAGATTTCTGAATCCACAGCGGATGCAGAAGAAACACCAACAACAGAAGGAGACGAAGTGGAAAACACCGTCACAAACGCGGAAACCGTCGAGACGGTCGAAGCCGCACAGTCAGTAACCGCATCCGCAACAGCGCTTGCGTACACAAAGCCACGAATGGATTTCTCTGCACACAAGCAGCTTGAAATGACAATCAAGGCAGCTCTTGGATCAGATGAAGCACGCGAATATGTACGCGCGGCAGCTGATACAACAGACAACGCTGGTCTTATCCCAACACGCCAGCTCACAACCGTAATCAATGGGCTTGCTAATGCAACTCGTTCAAACATCGATGCAATCTCACGCGGTACATTGCCAGATGCAGGTATGACATTCGAAATTCCAAAGATCACACAGCTTCCAACTGTTGCTCTTACCGCAGAAGCCGCTGCACCATCAAACACAGATCAGAATGCAGCATTTATTTCTGTAGATGTCAAGAAGTATGCCGGACAACAGACATTCTCTGTTGAATTGTTCGATCGTTCTTCACCAGCATTTATCGAAGAACTTATGCGTAACATGGCAGCACAATACGCAAAGGTCACAGATACAGCTGTAAACGCAGCTCTCATTACAGGCGCAACACTTGATGCAACAACAGTCGCAACATATCCAACAGCTTCCGAGCTTCTTGGCATTGTCTCTCGCGGTGCAGCATCCGTTTACAACGGCACACAGCGTTTTGCTCGCAACATGATTGTGAACACAGCGCAATGGTCTAACTTGATGACACTCAACAACAACGGAGCACCGCTTTACAATGTCTCCGCTGGCACAAACAACTTCACAGGTGGACAGGTAAATCCAACATCCGTCCGTGGAAGCGTTGCAGGTCTTGATCTCTATGTCACAGCAAACACAGCTGCCGGCACAGACACAGATGGCTCAATCCTCATTGTAGATCCAGAAGCGTACACATGGTACGAATCACCAACATATCAGCTTCGTGCAGATGTGATTGCAAGCGGTGAAATCTCAATCATGATGTACGGCTACGGCGCAATCGCAACAAAGCTTGGCGCGGGCGCGTTCAAGAATAACAAGGCGTAATTCGCCACATCTAATCATCGGTTAGTTCGCTCCCGAGCTAACCGAGCAGACGAAGGGAAGAGCTCATGTCGCTAGTCACTCCAACGCAGCTAAGAGCTGTCTTGCAAGTGAGCTCTTCTCTTTATTCTGACGCATATCTTCAAAAAGTGATTGACACTAGCGAGCTTACGATTCTTCCGCTTCTTGTGTCATATTCTTCCGCTGTAACAGATCGACAGATTCGTGACAATGTTGCAACTCTTGTCACCAATACTCCACACAATTACATTGTTGGATCAAGTGTTGTTGTATCAATTGGAGATGCCACATTTGACGGTACAAAGACAGTCACTCGCGTACCGGATGAATATCAATTCTCTTATGCTAAAACAAACGCAGATATAACAATGAATGCTGTGATTCCAAATGGAATTACTTATCTTTCAGGTTATGACGCAGCAACAATTTACGCATCAAATCCAGCTGTGTATGAAGCAATCATCGTGGTATCGGTTGAGGTATTTCAATCAATTAACGCAGCTGGCGGACAAATTGAAGGCGTTGATTTTCAACCAACACCTTACAGAATGGGTCGGTCACTTCTCAATCGCGTAATTGGCATTCTTGGCAAATCACTTGACACCGGATCGATGCTCGCATGACAGCTTCATCTATCGCCGTCAATGTACGCGGAGCATTAAAGACAGCCATATCAAGCGTTGCGATTAATCCTTACGATGCTGTGCCCGAAGCTCCACAGGTGCCATTTGCTGCCATCGTGCCAAATACGCCGTACCTTGAGCCCAATCTCATTGGCACATCAACGCGTGTCAAAATTAATCTTGTCATCACAGTTGGAGTCGCTATGTATTCCAATAATGCAGCTCTCGATAATATCGAGCAGCTTGTAATGAGCATTCTGGCGGTTATCCCGTCAGGTTACACGGTGGGATCCGTGTCCAATCCAATCCCAATGACTCTTGCCAGCGGATCAGACATCCTTGCTTGCGAGATAGACATCTCAACCCAATACACACAAACAAACTAGGAGCAATAATGGCAACGACCGTCATCACAGGACGCGATCTCGCATTGACGATCGCGACCGTTACTTACGACGCACAGGCAACCACAGTCACACTTG